TTCTGTTCCCAGCACTGAGCCTTCACAGCAGGTGACGCTGCCTGCGTTGTTTGTTCGTGAACGCCTGTTAAGCGATGCCCTACCAGTTGAGACGGGCATTGGCTCAGCCATCAGGCATGACTGGCTGATGCGTCTTTGCGAGCTTGAATACTGGCGAATGGGGCCATGGGCTGACGCCGTTGGATACGCCGTCGTGGCCGCTCTCGGTGGTGCCGTGTACGTTCCGCAGCCTGGGGCGATCTTCACGGAAGACGATGCCGGCTACGGCGAGAAGTCTAGAACCGGCCCGGACGCTTCTCGGTACATGGTGGAAGTCTGGGCCTTTCTCAAGCGGGCAGAAGTTCCGCCAGACGTGGCGGCAGCCCTGTGTGCAAAGCGAGGCGTGCATGCCTGAGATGCCATCAAGGCTGTGGAAGCCGCACGAGCCCTTCTCGCAGGACTACGCCCAGCGTGCCGAAGAGGGCGCGGCCCGGCTGCGAAACTCGCGGGTGGCTTTTGTGGGCTTGGCCCGAAACTGTGCCGTGCGTCTCTCCCAGAATCTTGGCCACCTCGAGCAACTGCAGGATCTCTGCGGCTCGTGGTCGCTTCACATTGAGAGCAACGACTGCGAAGACGCCACGCTGGACGTGCTGCATAACTACTGCCGCGAGAAGCCACAGGCGACGTTTCACTACCAGATCCTGGGCCGCGACAGTTACGGGGCCGAGTTCGCCGGCCGTCGCACGATCGCCATGGCTGAGTACCGAGACTCATGCCAGCGGTGGGTGCGTTCGTGCTCGCCAGACGCGGACTATGTGGTTGTCATTGACTGGGATGCGTGGGGTGGGTGGAGCCACAGTGGCGTGCTCAACGGATTCGGCTGGTTCGTGGAGTTGCCCGGTGCGTACGGCATGGCTAGCACCAGTTTGTTTCAGTACGACTTTGGCAACGGTCCGTCGTGGCACCATTACGACTTGTGGGCGCTGCGTGGCGTAGGGCAGGCCGGCTGCTACTTCGACACATACCAAAACGGGTATGGCGGCTTTGGCTATACGTGGCTGCCGCCGGTTGGCTCGCCGCCCGTGCTCGTCTCGTCTGCGTTCGGCGGCATGGCGATCTATCGCACCGACGCCTACCTGCGTGGAACGTACGACGGCACGACGGACTGCGAGCACGTTCCGTTTCACCAGAGCATTGCGAGAGCGACGGGCCAACATCTGTTTTTGAACCCGGCGCAGCGAATGCTGATGAGTTGGATGGAGACTGCACATGCGGCGAACAGTCTCGACGGCGTGTAAGTCATTCCAAAGTTTGCTGACAAGCGTGTGGGCGTCTGGTTCCACATACGCCGAGATGACATCGTTTCTTGGTGTGAGCCGAGATCAGATCATCCGGCTGCGTGACAGGCTGCACCTGCCGCTACGCCTGGACCGCAGCAAGCGGAAGAAGGGGCCACGGCACGGCGACCCGACGCCTGCAGAGATTCGCCAGCAGTGTGCTGCCATCAGGGCCAAGCACCTAGCCGACAGGCTGGCTGAGCCAACCGACAAGGCTTACCGCAAGACCGAAACGGACTTCATTCGGTTTCGGTTCGACGCACCGCACGAACGTGGTGACGATCCGATTGAAGGGCTCATCGACGGAATGGGGGGCGAGTGATGGCAAAAGAAAAAAACGCAATCGTTCGCCGCATCGTCGTGGAGTGTGGGCGGCTGTACGTGTACGCCTACTACACGGATGGCAATGCCAAAGTGCTAGAGGAAGAGGTGTGGCAGCAGCCCTTTCGCTTGGACGCCAAAGACGCACACGACGAGGCCAAGGACATTTGGCAGTTTCTCTACCAAGAACTGCAGGACACCGTGCTGCACTCAACTGCAAGGAGTGACGAGGACGAGGCAGAATCAGACCAGGAGGACTGATCATGCCCGCATACGAAGCAACGCCCGCCGAGCTCGAACAGTACGGTGCCAACCTCAACATCTGGCAGCAGATCGCCCTGCTTAACGCATGGAGCCCGCTGATTGGTTACGGCCAGCGGCTCGTCAACGAGTCGGACCCGTACAAAAAATCGCTGATTGTGGCCGAAGCCCTGGAATGGTTGGCCAGCAAAACCGACGCAAAACTTGACGATCAGCTGGTGAAGCTGCTGGGCGACATCGTTCGAGCACCGCAGGGCGAAGCCCTCGTGCGCTGGGCGTTGCTCCAAGTGGAGGCCGTCCGTTGAACGATGAGTCCCTCATACGCCTTGCTGCCGTGGTGGCGGCGGTTGCTCTGCTGGCCGCCCCGTACCGGGACACCGTTGCAGGCTGGCTCTCTGCGGCCACCGAAGCCGCCAAGCAACACCGAGCCGGCATCGCCCGGTTCGCAGCCGCAGGGCTCTTGATCGCCGCTGCGTGGGGCAAGATCCCCATGCCACGCATGCCAGAAGGTGCCGTGCCAACGATTGTCGTGGAGACGCCGAGCGTGGAGATGCAGGCCGTGGTGGCTCCGATTGCCCTGGCGATGAAAGGCATGCCGGCAGGCGACCGGCTTCTGTGGGCTCAGACTTGGACTAAGGCCGGCGTCGTTGTCGCCGGGGACGCTGTTACCACTGAGGTGGTCTTCACTGACACCCGCAGCCTCCGAGCCTTCACGGCGCTGGCCTTGGATATTGCGTGGCGGCGAATCGGGCAGCACGCCGCAGGCAGCAACGAGCCGCTGCGGGCCGCCGTTGAGGCCGCCTACGGCCAGGTGCTGGGAAAGGACGTTGTGCCGGTGACGGCTGACATGCGAGCCCGGTACGTCGAGCTCGCCAAGGCGATTGCGTGGGCCGGGCAAAACAAGGGTTGAACGATGAAGGGATTCGTTCCACTCTTCGGCTATCAGCCCAACCGTGCCGGCACCGATGCGTTTCTGTCCACGCTCGACAAGCCAACGCTGGCACTTGCAGGGCCTGATCTCGCCCTGGACGAGTCCAAGGACGTTTTTCTTGGCAACGCCCTGCTGCAGGTGAATCCCGGCTGGAAGCGTGGGGCTCAAACGATAGGCAGCTGCGTCGGCTGGGGCTGGAGCCTGTCGGTAGACGTGCTCGCCGCCTGCGACGTGGTTCTGAGGAACGAGCCCGAGGCGTACGGCGGTGACACGTTGTGCGCGAGCGTCTACGGGTTCAGCCGCGTTGAAGTGCGTGGCCAAAAGAACTATGGCGGCGACGGTTCCTACGGCGGTGCTGCGGCCAAGGCCGTGAGCCAATACGGCACGCTGCACCTTAGCCAGGCGTACGGCACAAAGACGTACACAGAGCAAAGCGGCACGCTTGAAAAGTCGTGGGGCCGAGATGGCGTGCCCGACAACCTCGAGCCGTTTGCCAAGCAGCACAAGGTGGCCAACGTCACGCTGGTGCGGACGTTTGAAGAAGCCGCCACGGCCATTCAAAACGGTTACCCGGTTGCTGTGTGCAGCGGCCAAGGGTTCAGCATGACGCTCAAGGATGGCTACCTCACGCCGTCTGGCTCGTGGGCTCACTGCATGATGTTTCTCGGCGTCCGCTGGAAGCCCTACCCGGCCTTGTACTGCGAAAATAGCTGGGGCAACTGCTACACGGGTACGCCAGACAAGAATGTGCCGAAGCCGTTTCAGCTAAGCGGCGGGTGGGTGAAGGCCGCCACATGCACCAGCATGCTTTCCGGCGAAGACTCTTTTGCCCTCGCGGGCTTTGAAGGCTTCAAGCCGCGTGAACTTCCAAGTGATTGGCTTAAGGGGATTCTCTGATGCGTTTTCTTGTCTGCCTGCTCGTCGTGTCCGGTTGCGTCATGGCGTCCATGCCACCGGATGACGGCTTGACTGCTGATCTAGCTTGCGAGACGGCCCGCATGGTGACGCAGCTGCGGCAGGAGATTGCCCCGACGCCCGTGACAGACGAGTGCGAGAACTGCCACGGCAAGGGCACTCTCGGTGACGGGAAGATCAGCACAACTTGTCCGGTTTGCGGCGGCACCGGAAAGAAGCCAAAGAGCGTCTGCACGAACTGCAAATGACACTTGAAGAGCTTCACGAATCTGTGTGGAACGACTTGCCGCTCACCAAGCGGGTGGCAGGCCGTGCCCGCGTTGCTCGCATCATCAACCGAGCGCTGAAGAAATGGCCCGTGGCTGTGCTTCGCCAGTGCGACGAGAAAAAAGCTGAAGTTGTGGGCGTCCACTTGGCTCGCAGCATCAAGCGAGAAGAGCAGCACGAGGTAGGCATGGGGTTCATCGCTGCCATCATTCTCGGAACGCTCATCAGCGAAATCATCAAGCAGCTGCTGAAAAAGTGGTGGGCAAACCACGAAGAAATGACGGAGTTGTGCCGATGACGGACGCTGCGAAAGACACGCTCTACAGCATCATTGAGAGGTGGGGATTTCCCACTTTGGTAGCCATTGCCTGCGGCTGGGTGCTTCGCCAGGACGTGCTGCTGCCGCTCGTAGAAGAGCACCGCACCTTCGTGAAAAGCCTGAGCGAGACGCAGCGCGAGATCAGCCGGGCCGTGACTGAGCAGACACGGTTGCTGTACGCCCTGCAGCCTCGAGCAGCGGAACAGCAGGAGAACTAGCGTGGGAATGAATCCGAGACTGCTGAGGCCGACTCAGAACTTGCACCCAGACGCTGCAAGTTGGGCCGCCCGTGTGTCAGCAAATGGGGCCGGCTACACAGCAGCCACCATCAAGGCCGTCAATCAGTTCTGCAAAAACATCGCGGCGGCTGGCATTCGTGATCGGTTCTATCGGCTCAATCTATTCTGCGGCACGGGACTCAACGCCTGCCTCGTTCCGCTGTTTCGAGGGCCGTCTCTTGGTGGAACTCAGTACGGGAACACCACGGACACCAATGTTGGCGGGCTGTTTATTTCCGGCGATTACGTGGAAACACAAACCGGCGGCGGGCTTGTAGGAAACGCCAGCACCAAATATCTGCGAACTGGGTTTATCCACAACACGCTGCCGCAGAACGATTCGCATATTGCGTCATACGAGACTAGCCGAGCGACGGCGACATTCCGCACAAGCGTTGGGTGCCGAGCCACCGGGTCAACAGGCTGTTTTATCGTTGGAACTTGGGCTAGCACTTCGCAGTATGCTTTGGTTGGCTACGAGAGCAACTCAAGCCTTGCGTTGTCCAACAACGCCGGCGGCTTTTACGTCGGCACCATTACCGGCGCATCAACGTCAGCGTTGTATCGCAATGGCACTGGAAAAGTTACCGCGACGTTGACAACCAGGACGCCTGGTTCGCAAGAAATTTTTGTTTTTGCGCTGAACGACGGCGGATCGTTTAGCGTCCCAACAGACGCGAGGCTAGGCGGCTACTCGTTTGGCTTGCAGATGACCGATGCTCAAGTAACGTCGTACAACACGGCAATGCAGGCGTTTCAGACGGCCCTAAACAGGAACGTCGGATGATTCTGTCTGAGGTCTCGTTGCCGCTGCCGTACACAGAGTGCAAGCACCTTGCGCTTGTTTACCCGTATGAGGTGGCCGTGTTGTGGTACTTCATACAACAGCAGCACGGCGACCCAAGGCACGTTGCTGATGGAAGACAACTCACAGACGGCCGATGGATGCTGGACGGAGATTTGCTCAGCGAAATGCACCCTGCCGGCATTCTCGGATGGGCCTTACATCACCTGACGCCAGAGATCATGGCGCAGATTGAAGTAGTGCCGATGAGCGAGGTGGCTTCGCTTGTGCCGTCCGTGCCATTTGTGCCGTAACTGCAAGAAACACCACGCCGTAGCGTACGTTGACGGCAGGCCACGATTCGGGCACGACCCGAGCCACACACTGAGGAGCGAGCATGAGCCAGGTACGCATCCGCCGAAGCTTTCGCGTTGTCACCGCCACGGTTGCGACGGCCACGGCCAGCTGCACGACGCTGCGGCTCGAGGACATGGCAGGGGCTGTGATGCAGCTGACCACGATCACCACGAATGCCGCGACGATCAACGTCTGGGGAAACACCACGGACGCCGGCACGTTCGCTCAGCTGTACGGCTCTGACGGCTCGGTGGCGTCTATTACGCTGGCCCCCAGCACCACGAACCAAACGATGTACGCCCTGCCCGATGCGTCGTATGCCGTGCCATACGTCAAGCTGGTGGCAGCCAACACGAACGCCACGGCGACTGTGTCGATCGTGATGAAGTCTTAGCGTGCCACAACGTATTCCAATCCACAGGCCGCTGCGTTTGCGTCCCGCACGCAAGAGGGACGAGAGCACACGCCCGAATGCGGCAGCCCGTGGGTATTGCAGCAGGGCTCACCGAGCGTGGCGTCAGGCTGTGCTGACTCGAGATGCTTGGACGTGCAGGGAATGCGGCCGCGTCTGTGGTGGCCCCAAGGAGGCCCAGGCTGACCACGTAACGCCCATTAGCCAAGGTGGCGAGCGGTACGACGTAGGGAACGGGCAATGCCTCTGTATCGCGTGTCACGCACGCAAGACGCTGCGAGAACGCGGCGACCCGGGGCGGGTCGGAAGTATCGGCGAGCCGGTTATATAAACCCCGTGGTATCTCTCTGCGTGCGTGTGAGAGAAATCCGACGCCGTTTTTCAGAGCCAAACGCAATGGGCCGAAAACCAAAGCCAACCGCCATCAAGATTCTGGAAGGCACCCAACGCGGCCCGGCCAAACGCGAACCGTCCGCGCCGCCAGGCACGCCGCCGATGCCGGAACGCCTGGCCGTTGAGCCGATTGCCGTGGCCAAGTGGCACGAACTCGTTGACATCCTTGCGAGCATGGGAGTGCTCACGACCGGAGACGGCGAAGCCTTGGCCACGCTGTGTGAAGTCCACGCAGCTGCTCAAGCCTGCCTGCTTGAACTCAGGGCCAGCGGGCCGACGATCAAAACGGATCTCGGTGGCGTGAAGCCGAATCCCGCCGGCAGTCTGTATCGCGGGCTCGTCGTGCTGCAGGCCAGCCTGATGGGTGACTTCGGACTGACACCGAGCAGTAGGGTGCGACTTGGGACGAAAGCCGAAACGCCCAAAGACGATCTTGAAGCGTTCTTCGCCTCCGAAGGTGCCTAGTCTTTCGCCGGCTGGCGAGGCTAAGTACCGGCGAGTAGTGCGGTTCTTTGAGGGCGTGCTGCGTCACTCAAAGGGCCAGCACGCAGGCGAGCGATTCACGCTACTGCCGTGGCAACACGACATCTTCCGCGAGCTCTTCGGCAGGCTGAAGCCTGATGGCATGCGGCAGCGCCGCGTGGCCTACATTGAGGTGCCCAAAAAAAATGGCGTCTTGGCCCCTGCGGCTGGATGCCGTGGGGGCCAAGGCGACAAGGCAAATCGACACTGCTTGCTGGCATCGCCCTGTACATGCTCCTGGCCGACGAGGAGCCAGGAGCCGAAGTGTACGGGGCATGCACTGACCGTGAATCCGCAGGCATCATCTACCGCGAAGCCGCCGCGATGGTGCGGGCATCGCCTGCTCTGTCCAAGGTGCTCGAGGTGGTGGACAGCCGGAAAACGATCATTCACAGGGCAAGCAACTCGTTCTACCGAGTTCTGTCTGCCGATGCGTTTCGGGCTGAAGGGCTGAACATTCACGCCCTGCTCTTTGACGAACTTCACGCTCAGCGTGATCGCCGCCTGTGGGACGCGCTCAGGTACGGCGGTGCTTCCCGCCGGCAGCCGCTGCTACTGTCCATCACCACGGCCGGGGAGTTGGACCGCAAAGCTCTGTGGTGGGAACAGCGAACGTATGCCGAGCGGTGTGCCGCAGACCCGAAGCTGGACCCGGCTTTCTTCGGCTGTGTGTTCAAGGCCGATGAGACGGATGACCCGTTTGCAGAGGCGACGTGGCACAAGGCAAACCCGTCACTTGGGCACACCATCACGCTGGAGTCATTTGCGGCAGACGCCCTAGAAGCGAAAAATAGTCCTTCAAAACTTAATTCTTTCTTGAGATATCGGCTTGACGTAGCCACGGCGTCAGACGTTAGGTGGATTCTGCCCGACAAGTGGGCTGCGTGCGGTGGCGAGTTGCGACCACTTGACGGCCGCCAGGCGTACGTTGGGCTGGACTTGTCAAGCACCACAGACCTGACGTGCGCTGTGTATCTCTTCCCTGATGAGGACGGCACCTTTGACGTGCTGCCTTTCTTCTGGGCTGCGTCCGAGAACGCCCAAGGCCGGGCACACCGGGACAAGGTGCCCTATCTCGACTGGGCCAAAGAACGCACTGAGTACGGGCCGCTGCTGCGGCTCACGGATGGAAACGCCACCGACTACGACACTGTGCGGCGAGACATCAACGAAATCAGCAAGCGTTTCGTGATTCGGCAGATGGGCATTGACCCGTGGAACGCTCAGCACATCTCGCAGCAACTGCAAGGAGACGGCTTTGAAATCGTAGAGTTCAGGCAGGGTTTCGGCTCAATGTCGAGCCCTGCCAAGTTCCTAGAGACGCTGGTGCTTTCGGGCAAGCTGCGGCACGCCAACAACCCGCTGCTGTCGTGGATGGCCAGTTCCGTGGCAATCGAAATGAACCACGCAGGCGACATCAAACTAAGCAAGAGCAAGAGCACAGAACGCATCGACGGCATGGTTGGGCTCGTTGAAGCCGTTGGGCTCTGGCAGAAGGCGACGGCACCGAAGCCAGAACAAACCTGGGAAATCCACACCATATGATCGCCAACGCCGAGACGCCCGAGAAGTCCTACCGCATCATTGATCTGCGCGGCTCGTACGGTGACGGCTGGAGCGAGTCGCCGGCTCGAGGCCCGGCCGGGGTTCGCATCACGCCCGAGACGGCGCTGATGTGCTCGGCGGTGCTGGCCTGCGTGCGGTTGATTGCCGAGAACGTGGCGACGATTCCGCTGCACCTGTACCGGCGTCTGGCAGAGGGCGGCAAAGAGCGTGCCCGTGATTTGCCGCTGTACCGGATTCTCTCGCAGGCACCCAACGGCTGGCAAACGTCGTTTGAGTTCCGCGAGATGCTGACGGCTCACTGCCTACTGTACGGCAACGCCTACGCCGAGATCCGCAGCGGTTCCGCTGGGGCTGTCACTGAGCTCTGGCCGCTGCATCCGTCGCGCATGAAGGTGACGCAGCTGGAAGACGGCACGCTGCGGTACTGCTACCGCGAGCAGAACGGAAGCGAAACGTACTACCGACAGGATCAGATTTTCCACCTGCGTTGGCTGAGCCAGGACGGCGTGACCGGCATGCTGCCTATCACGCTCTCGCGTGACGCTATCGCCCTGGCCCAAGCCCTTGAGGCTCATGGCGGCTCGTACTTCGGCAACGCCTGCCGGCTGTCGGGGCTCATGGAGTCCGACAACCCGATCACGGTTGAGACTGCCGAGCGGCTGCGTGAGCAGTTTGAAAGAATTCACAGGGGCGCTGACAGGGCTCATAGGACGGCTGTGCTGCCGCAGGGCGTGCATTGGAAGGACGTGCAGGCGTCCAACGAGGCGAGCCAGTTCCTTGAGACGCGGGCGTATCAGACGGTTGAGATTTGCCGTGCGTACCGGGTGGACCCGTCGTACGTGCAGGACAAGACCAAGGTTGGCTACGCGAGCCAGGAGCAGGCCGCCATTGACTTGGTGCAGCAGACGCTGCTGCCGTGGTTCCGCCGTTGGGAATCCGCGATCACCCGCGACTTGGTGACGCAGGATGACGTGTACTTTGCTGAGTTTGATACCCGTGGTCTGCTGCGTGGCGACTTGGCCGCCCAGGGTGCGTGGCTGCAAACGATGCTCACCACCGGCATCTACAGCGTGAACGAGTGCCGTGAGGTGCTCAACATGAACCCGATTGGCCCCGAGGGCGATCAGCGGTACATGCAGATGAACCTGACCACGATGCAGGGCATCGCTGCCACGGCCGCCGTTGGCAACGCTGGCGAGCCAGCCCCGGCGGACAACCTGCCGCAGTCGTACACAGACAAGCTGCTTGCCGGGCCGCCGGTTGAGCCCGAGGCACCCAAGCCCGTAAGCCCACTGCCACGCTCTCGCAAGCCACGAAAGGAGAAATGATTTTATGAGCACGCTTTTTAAGTCAGAGCAATTTCGGTTTCGTCTCACGGAATGGATGCTTCGGGCGTTCGAGGAATCAAAACACCCAAGAGATCCTGATGGCAAGTTTGGTAGCGGCGGCGGTGGTGGCGGTGGTGGCGGTGGAGCCAAGAAGCCAAGAACTCCAGCTCATAACAAAAAGGGCAATGGAGAAAAAACCAAATCCAAGCTGATTGCTGCTCACGAAGCACACAAAAAGGCTTATCAGGACTACAAGAAGGCAAACACGTTTTTTGGCAACAAGCAAAAGAAAAAAGAAGCGTTTGAAAACTACAAAAAGGCACAGATGGAGCACACCAAGGCACTTGCAGAGCATTTGTCTGGCGGTCGCCCGTTCGTGCTGAACCCTTCAAAATATGGAAAGTGACGCCATGGACAACCTTGAACGCCGCTGCGTTGCCTTGCCGTTGACGATGGAAACCCGAGACGCCGGAAAGGCGTACATCGGGGGCTATGCGGCGAAGTACAACGTACGCAGCACGATGCTTGGCACGTTCCGCGAGCAGATCATGCCGGGGGCATTCACCCGCGCTCTCAAGGAGCAGGCGCACCCCGTCGTTGCCCTGTGGAACCATGATCCCAACTACGTGCTGGGCTCAACTCGCAGCGGCACGCTGACGGTGGACACGGATGACGAGGGCATGCGGTACAGCGTTGAGGTGCCAGACACGCAGTTGGGCAGGGATCTCTCTACGCTCATCGCTCGAGGTGACGTGTGGGGCTCAAGTTTCGCATTTGTTTTAGGGCGTGGCCCAAGTGCTGAATCTTGGGACAAGGATGAAGACGGCGTTGCGCTGCGGACTGTCCACGAAGTCCAAGGCATCTACGACGTTTCTCCAGTTCTGACGCCAGCGTATGAGCAGGCCACCACTGGCGTGGCGGTTCGCAGCTATGAGCGGTTTCTACAATCGCACCGACCGGCGCTGAAGCTGCCGGAACTTCGACGGGACGCGAAGTCAGAGAAAGCGATTCGTAGGTTTCTGAGGCAGCATGGCCACAAAGTCGGGTGATGTTTGCGGCCACTGCCGCTCTGCACGTCTTGGCGTGTATGCGTCTGTGGAAAAGGCGAACGTCTGCACGCGGTATCTGCGGTGCCCAAACTGCCGGCACACCGCCAAGCAATGCGTGAAGTCGTGCGACATACGCCGACGCTCGTTACCTAACTAGGTAACTACTCAACGCACGCAATCTGCAAGGAGTGCCCGGCCCGGCTCTACCGTGCGAATAGGTCACCACCTACCGCACACAGGAGCCACGCACATGGCCGCCAGCAAGGTCAAGGAACTTCTCGACGAACTCGCCGCCACTCTCGCTGAGCTCGGCATGCTCGATGAAGAGGGCGCTGCGGAAGAGGAAGGCGAGAACACGGACGGCACGCCCGTTGAAGGCGAGCGATCCGCCGTTGAGGCCGTTGAGGCCCGACAGGCCAAGTACGACGCCCTGCTTGCCAAGGCCGAGCGGATCAAGGCCGCCATTGCCAAGAGCGAGGCCGCCGAGGCCCGCAAGGCCGAACTGCTCAAGGTTCTGCACCGCGCTGCACCCGTGGAGACAACCGACGTGAAGCCCCGCATTGAGCCGATTTCGACCCGTGGCTACAAGTCCGGCATTTTCGAGTCGCCCGAAATGGCGCACCGCTGCGGCCAGTGGCTCAAGGCTCACTTCGGTGACCGGAACGCCCGGCAGTGGTGCTCGGACCACCTCGGCACTGAGTACCGCGACATGGGCGGCCAGGTGAACAGCCTCGGCGGCAACCTCGTGTTTGAGGACTTCAGCAACACCATCATCCGACTTGTCGAGAAGTTCGGCGTGGCGATGAATGTTTTTCAGAACGTCACCATGTCGAGCGATACCCTTCTCGTCCCGCGCAGATTGACGGGCGTGTCCTCGTATTGGCTGGGTGAAAACTCCACCATCACGACGAGCGACCCGACCGCGACGATGGTGCAGCTGGTTGCCAAGAAGCTGGCGTGTGCCACGAAGGTTTCTAACGAGTTGCTTTCCGATAACGCAATCTCTGTCGCATCGTGGCTGGCCCAGGAATACGCCACCTCGCTGTCTGCCGCCATCGACGATGCGGCGTTCAACGGAACCGGCACCAGCACCTACGGCGGCATCCGTGGCCTCGCCCAGATTGACGATGGCACGCACACCGCTTCGATTCAGTCGGCCGCGACCGGCAACACCACGGTTGCCAGCCTGGACATTGATGACTACGTGGCCTGCCTCGCCAAGCTTCCCCGCTACGCGATCGGCACCTCGGCTTTCTACATGCACCCGAGCGTCTATCACAACAGCGTGCAGCGTCTGATGCTGTCGAGTGGCACGGCTGGCAGCGGCACCATCGGCGCTCTGTCGGGCGGCAACACTGCGGCCAATCTCGCCCAGGGCACACCCAACACGTTCCTTGGCCTGCCTGTGGTGTGGGTGCTCAAGATGAACTCTGCTCCCACCACTGGCCAGATCGCGGCCTACGTTGGTGACCTGTCGCTGGCCGGCATCATGGCGGTGAAGTCCGACATGCAGGTTGCGACGAGCACCGATCGCTACTTTGAAGCGGATCAGACTGCCTTCCGTGCGATTCAGCGGCTCGACATCAATGTGCATTCGCTCGGCTCAACCACCGAAGCCGGCCCGGTTGTGGCTCTCAAGCTCGCCTGAACCTGACTCACCCTTCCCTGGAGAACTTTGAACCATGAACCATGCCAGCGGTAATAAGAGCGTGACGAAGGCTGCGGCGAGCGTCGCGGCTTCGGCCACGCACTCGCACGAGATCGACACGCTCGGTTTCAAGTATGCGGCCATTGACGTGATCTTTAGCCCGTTCACGTCTGCCACGTCGGCTTACGCCAGCGTGCTGAAGGTGCAAGAGTCGGACGCCAGCGGCTCAGGCCAGGCTGACATCAGCGGCCTTTCGGTGACGGCTGGTGCCGGCAGCACAACCGGCGCGC